GACTGAGGAGGCCCAGGCTGCGAACATCCGTCTGCGGCGGCTGAGTAAGGAATACAAGTCGTTCAGCAAGGCGGCGGGGCTTCCGGAGCAGCGGGAGAGGATGAAGGTACTGTATCCCTTGAAGCTAACAGACATTCCGAAGTTCGAACCGCTGAAGGAGTACCAGGGCGCGGTCAAAGTGGTGGGGCGGTTCTCGCAAAAGGAGTACGTGGTCAAGCTGGACCCGCCAAAACTTTCCGGAGTTCGTCAGCATGTACTGGAAAATGAACAGTTCAAAGCGGACAGAGCTGGCTTGAATTTAGAGGCGGCTCAGAGTATAATTGATAACAGCAGGTTGGCGCTGTATCAATCACATAAAAAAACGATCAAGTTTCTTTCCGATAAAGGGTATGTGGTTATCAACATGAAAAAAGAAGCTGTAACTGTTGTTCCGGAGAAACTGCGCAAAAAGTACCGGGATTATTTGGAGGGGAAGTAAATGGCAAGAAGTCCGATAGAACAGCATGAATGTCCGCTGTATGGCAGAAAAACCACTTGGTCTGAGTGCTATGAGGTCCAGGAGGTCCGGGAGGATGAAATGGACATGAAATGGTTGCTGGAGCCCATTGACCTGGAAAAGGCCAATGAAATCTGCGAGAAGTGCCGGTGGTATATCGTGTCTGACGGGGAATGATGAGGAAATTCCTTGCAAAGCAGGCGTAATCTGGTATAATAGAGGCAAAGATGCCGAAGGAGATACCGGATGTGAGAAAAGTCTGTGATTTGGATATAAAGAAGTACCAATGTGTTACGCCGGACATCCGTACCAGCGAGGTTATTATCACAGACGAACGCATTAGGCATATTCAAGAGCGGCACCCAAATGATTTTGAAAGATTTTCCGGTTATATCAAGGAGATCGTTGAAAAGCCGGATTATATCATTTCTGACGAAAGGCCAAACACGGCGTTGGTTCTAAAAAAGGTCGAGGAACAAGGGGAACGCTTCCGTTTGGCGCTCAGACTCGTTACCCCAGCAGATAATCCAAACTACATGAATTCCATTATCACTTTTATGAAAATAAGAGAAAAAGAATGGGACCGGCTGCTGCGGAACAAAAATATACTTTACAAATCTGAATAAAGCGGCTATAATATACATAGGATGAACTGGTTCTTTGAGGTGGTAGATTTCGTCCCGACCACACGCCGATGGTAACGACAGGGGAAACCCGAGAGATGCAGGAGAAAGGGACGCCTGCCAAAGGACCAGACTACAAAGAGGGCCGTGTTTTGCGGTCCTCTTTTCTCTTTATGAAAGGCGAAGAAATGGACGATAAAACCATCAAAGCTATTCTGTCGGCGCTGGAGGCGGGGCACCGCGTACAGCTCAAACAGCTGCGGGACGGTACCATCAAGATACAGGTCGTGTTCCAGAAAGAGTTAAAAATAACATAGACAACCCACGGCGCAATGGAGCGCCGGGAAGGACCAATTGGGGTCAGCTATCGAGGTTTACTCGGTAGTTGGCCCTATTTCTTTTTCAAATTTTGACCGGCCCGACGTCGTAAAACTACGGGCAGCAGGTGGATGCGACCCACGTACAAAAAGCGTAGCTGGGAAAGGAAACCATGAAGCGTGAATTTCTCGAAAGCCTGGGGCTGGACAAGGAGACCGTTGACAAGATCATGGCCGAAAACGGGTCCGATCTTGAGCGCGAGAAGGCCAAGACCACCCAGGCAAAAGCCGACCTTGCGGACGCGCAGGCGAAGCTGGCCGACCGAGACAAGGACTTGGAGAAATTGAGGGCAGCTTCCGGCGATGCAGAGACCACCAGGAAGCAGCTGGAGAAACTCCAGGCCAAGTACACCGCCGAGACGGAGCAGTACAAGGCCCAGCTGGCGGACCGGGACTATTCGGACGCGGTTGCCGCCGCCATCACCGGGAAGGGGCTGAGATTCAGCTCCAAGAGCGCCCAGCGGGCCTTTACTGCCGCGCTGAAGGAACAGAAGCTGGAGCTGAAGGACGGCCAGCTCCCGGGCCTGGACGAGTTCATCCAGGCCCAGAAGCAGGCGGACCCGGAGGCCTTTGCGCCGGACAAGGCTCCGCCCCGGTTCGCCACCGGCGCCGGACACGGCGGCGGGCACGGCGGCGGGCACGGGGAGCCGCCCAAAGCCCCCAGCCGCGCGGCACAGCTTGCCGCAGCACATCATGCGAGCCTTTATGGCGAAACAAAAAAGGAGTGAGGAGCATGTCTTTTATTGGAGCAATCGAAAAGGGGCAGGCATTTGTCCCCGGCTGGTTCCTGGAGAGCGAGACGGGCGTGGTCCGCAAGACCCGTCAGTTCGCGCAGTCCGGAGCCGAAACCAGACCGGACGGCAGAAAATACGTCCCCATGGGGGCCGTCTGGCCCGCAAATGACGCCACAGCGGAGGGCATCGTCTATGAGGATACCGACGTGACTTCCGGGGATATGCCCGGCAGCGTGGTGCTGGCGGGACGCGTGTATGAGGACCGGCTGCCGGCCGCACTCGCGGCGGAGGCCAAAACGGCTCTGGTTGGGAAGGGCTTCATCTTTCTTGGTACAAGCCCTGCCGTGACCCGGCCCTACTGAGAAAGGAGGCAAATCAATGGCAGACGAATTTAACGGCCTGATCCCCCAGGAGGAGTGGCTTGACGTGGGCTTTCAGGTGAAGCGCCCCAACGACCCCCTGGACAGCCTGGTGGGCGACATCCGCACCGGCAACATCATGGCAAAGTGGCAGTCGATTGCTGCGGAATATCAGACCTCCATCATGGCCCAGTTCCATGCGTTTGATACGGAGGCCAACAAGACGATCCGCGTGCCTGTGGACACCCACAACATCAAAAAGGCTCTGATAAAGGTCAAGCTCGACCAGAGCGAGCTTTTGCAGGAGTACATCGACAGCGGCGTGCAGGGCAGTGACGCGCTGAAGGATTACGTCCTGAATGACGGCATCCGGCTGGCGGACCAGGTGTTCACCCGGTCCAAGGTGGCAAAAGCGGAAATGCTGGCCACCGGAAAAATCACAATCCGGGAAAACGATCTGGACCTCCCGGTGGACTACGGCGTGCCCGCCAGTCAGACCGGCTTTGAGCTGGACCTGTCCCCTGAGGCGGATATCTCCGGCCAGCTCCAGGACCTCATCGACGCGGCTGCGGATGCAGGCGTGACGCTGACGGGCTTTATTACCTCCCGCAAGAACCTTACAAAAATGCGCCGGAACGTCAATCTGCAAAAGGAACTCAACGGCAACATCGGAGCGGGCGCTTTGATTGGTCAGGCGGCTCTGTATGCTCATCTGGAGCAGGAATACGGACTGAGCCGCATCGTTACCCACGACCTGACCTACGGGGCGGATGCAAGGCTGGGCAACGACGGACGCCCCGTCATTACCAAAAAGCGCTATTTCCCGGACAATAAAATCTCGTTCTTTTCCACCAACCCCGCCGGTTACGTGGGGACCGGACTTTGGGGCGATCCGCCCGAAGTGCGGCTGAACGGCTTCTATCCCGTAAATGCCAGCGGAGAGGCTCCCTTCGTCTATGTAACGCAGAAAATGGAGTGGGACCCTGCGGTGCTGTGGACCAAGGCCAGCGGCCTGTTTATCCCCCTGCTGTACGACCCCAGCAGCCTGTGGATCGGTACGGTGAAGGGCCAGACAGAAGCCGCCGCTGTCCAGGCCGGGGAACCCGCGCCTGAGTCCGCGCCCGCGCAGAAAACCCGGAGCAGGTAAGAGAGGAGGCCCGCCGGATGGCTTATGCGGACTATGATTTTTACCGGAACGAATACTACGGCGACGCGATTGCCAGTGAGGACTTTCTCAAGCTGTCTGCACGGGCCTCCGACTACGTCAGGGCGGCGACCCAGGGCGTCTCCGACCGGGTGGAGGGCTGGCAGCAGGAGGCCGTGAAAAAGGCCTCCTGCGCCATTGCGGACGTGCTTCTGGACGAGGAGGCAATGACCGCCGCCGCCTTTTCCGGGGTACAGCCCGTCTCCAGTGAATCGGTGGGTGGCTGGTCCAGGAGCCTCCAGGCCCCGTCCCTGTCCGCCGCCGGGCTGGAGTACCTCAACAACCGAAAGCGCGAGGCCCTGCGGATGTACCTGGGCAGCCTCCGGGCCTTCGCGCCGCTGTTTCAAGTAAGGAGTTATCCATGCCAGCACTGAGAAGGATGCACGTCCCCCGGCGCAGGAACACCCCCGGCAGGGCCGGGACCATGTTCCCCCATACGGTCACCGTGTACAACGTGGAGGTCTCTACAGACAAGGAAACCTTTCAAAGCCGGACCGTCAACCATATTACGCTCCTGCGGGGGGTGCTGCTGGAGGCCGTAAAGGCGGTCAACGTCCGGGCCAGCGGCCTGGAGGGGGCGGATGCGGTAGATCTGTACATCCCCTTCGCCGTAAAAGCCTTCAACGGCTTGACCGGCGCGGAAAAGACATACCTGCCCCCAGTAGAGTTCTGGCGCTCGGAGGAAAAAGAAAAGCACTGGACCCTGGCGATCACCGCAAAGGGGTCCAGCCTGGACGGCTACACGTTTTTTGTCAAGGGGGAGGCCCTGCCGCCGGAGGGCGTGAAGCCTGCCCTTGTGGCGGAAGTGGTCGAGGCCGCGTATGACGGGGCGTACCACATCACCAAAATCGACACAAAGGACTATGGAAGCCCGGATATGCAGCACTGGGAAGTGGGAGGGGTTTGAGATGGCGGGATTTCAATTCACGCTGGACGCGAAACAGTTCAAACGGGAGATGGGGGCGCTGAACAAAAAAATCCGGCGGGCCGGAAAAGGGGCCGGACATGCCCTGGCCATCCAGATTGCCAAGGATACGGAAAAATATGTCCCCGCCAGGACAAAATCCCTTGCGAACCGGACCGTTGTTTCCGATGACACGGTCCTTTATCCCGGCCCGTACGCGCGATTTTTATACTATGGAAAGCTTATGATCGACCCCAAAACGGGCAGTTCCTGGGCCGCGAAGGGCGCGTCCAAGGAGGTGACCGGAACAGACCTGAACATCAGTACAGCAGTTCACAAAAACGCTCAGTCCCACTGGTTTGAAGCCTCCAAGGCCCAGAACCTGGGCAAGTGGCGGCGCATAGCGGGAAGGGCGGTGCAGCGTGAGTTCCGAAGATAAGCCCCTTGAATTTGTCCCCGGCCGGGAGGAGGCGGGAGTCTCCCGCAGCCTGCTGATCTGGCTGAATACATTCCCGGAGATCCCTCTCTCCATCGTCAAAATCGACTATGAGTTCATGGCCGCCAAAAGCCCGTGCATGGCGCTGTCCCTGGTGCAGAGCACCTATATCGTGGAGCGGTTCATTGACGGCGCTTATACCGCCGAATACCAATTCAAAATCATCTACCGGCTCAACCCCGGCAGTCCCGACGCCCGTCTGAGCGCGGACGAGCTGCTGGACCGGCTGGGGGAGTGGGCCGACGGACAGAAGCCCTGGATCGGGGACGGTCTGGAGGTCCAGGAGCTGGAGCAGGCCGCCCCCGCCGCGCTGTTCGCCCGCATGGAGGACGGCTGGGAGGACCATCAGATTTTTATGCGGATGACCTATCAGGTCGATCCCGGAAAGTGAGGAAAGCATGGCAGAAAAAAGAAGCGCGTTCAAAATGTTTATGAACACAACGCCCAAAGAGGAAGAAGCCAGTTATAACATTATCGGCCCCGGCGTGACGGAGTTGTCCGTTGCCTACAACCCCCAGACCAGCACCAACCAGTATATCCACGAGGACGTGGCCAATACCGATATGACCGGCTACCAGCCCAACGCGCCGGTAACCGGCCAGGCCGTGCCCGGAGACCCGGTGTTTGATTTTGTGAATGAAATGCGGGAAAACCTGCCCATTGGCAGCGACGCCTATACGGATGTTGTCCTGGTGGATATTTTCTCCAAGCAGGGGGCGGGGTCCTACGCGGCAACCAGACAGCCCGTCTCCATCCAGATCGACAGCTATGGCGGCGCAGCCTCCGACCCGCTGTCCATCGGCTACACCATCAACTGGCGCGGTAATGGCGTCAAGGGCACGTTCAACCCTGAGACACGGACCTTTACGGAAGGAGGCGGGGCGTAATGGCGGGTATTCGCGTCAGCACGGGAGAAAAACACATCGAGGTCAACGACAACGGCGACTATATCACCCTGAATCTGAACGACAACGCCTTTCTGGACCGGTTTTTCGCCCTGCATGAGCGCATCCAGGGCATGGTGGAGGAGCTCGCCGGCCGGGAGGCCGAGCTCCGCGCAAGCGCCAGGGACGCCGGAGCGGAGGGCCTGGACAGCAGCAGGAAGGAGATATTCTCCCTCTATAAGGAGGCGGGAGGCCGCATCCGCGCGGAAGTGGATACGCTGTTCGGCGAATATACCTGCCAAAAGGTCTTTGGGGACATCACGCCCAGCTTTGAGCTGTTTTTTGACTTCTTCGAGCAGCTGCTCCCGTACCTGGAGGAGTTCGCCAAGGAGAAGGCCCAGCGCATGCGCCGCTACAGCGCGGCCCGGACCGGCAATGTATAACGCCATGCTGGACCGCCTGCCGGAGGACTACCAGGGCTGGCTCATTCGCACGGACTACCGGATCGGCGTGCAGATCCAGCTGTGCGTCTGCGACCCGGAGCTGTCCGACGCGGAGAAAACCGGAACGGCGCTGTCCCTCTTGTATGGAAACGGGGTCCCCGACCTGCAAACGGCGCTGGACGGGCTGGCCTGGTTCATGTCCTGCGGCAGCCCCCAGCCCCCCGGCGGCGATCGCGAGCCGGAGGTCTATTCCTTTGAATGCGACGCGGGCCGGATCGTCTCCGGGTTCCGCAAGGTGTTTGGGATCGACCTCAGCCGGGCGCGGCTGCACTGGTTCGAGTTTGCCGCCATGCTGGGCGACCTGAACGGCACAGCCTTTACCAGCGTGATCGACATCCGGAGCACGGACCCCAGCGAGGTGGATAAGAAAAAACGCGCGGAGTTCATCCGCATGAAAAACCGCTTCGCGCTGTCCGGGCAGTATTCCGCCCAGGAGCAGGCCGAAATCGACGCGTTCATGGAACGCCTGAAATAGGCCGCTCCCAAGGCTGCGGGAACTTTTTGATTCACCCACGAAAGGCGGTGATTTTTATCGCATTCGGCTACGACGGTTCTGTGCGCATCAAAGCGGATCTGAACCATAACGCATTCGACCGGGGCTTGGCCTCTATGTCCCGCCAGGTCGATCAATTCGGAGTTTCGTTGAAAAAACTGGCCGGTCTGGTCAGCGCCGCATTCGGCGTTGCGGCCTTGGTGAAGTTCGGGAAAGAGAGCATCAAGCTGGCCTCAGACATTGAAGAGGTCCAGAACGTCATTGATGTGACCTTCGGCGGCGGCGCGGCCCAGATCGAGAAATTCGCCCAGTCCGCGGCGGCGGCCTTCGGTCTGTCCGAGCTGTCCGCAAAGCAGTACACCGGCACCATGGGCGCTATGCTCAAATCCTCCGGTCTGGCGGCCAGCCAGGCCCAGGAGATGTCCATTGCCCTGACCGGCCTGGCCGGAGACATCGCGTCCTTCTATAACCTGGACACCGACACAGCCTTTGAAAAGATACGCGCCGGGATCAGCGGCGAGACGGAGCCCTTGAAGCAGCTGGGCATCAACATGAGCGTGGCAAATATGGAGGCCTACGCCCTCTCCCAGGGCATTACCAAGATCTACAACGCCATGTCCCCGGCGGAACAGACCCTGCTCCGTTACAACTACCTGCTCAGCGTCACCACCGACGCCCAGGGCGATTTCGCCCGGACCTCCGGCAGCTTCGCCAACCAGCTGCGCATCCTTCAGCTGAACTTCGACCAGCTGCGCATTGCGGTGGGCAGCGCCCTGATCCCCATCGCCCAGGCGGTGCTGCCCGGCATCAATGCCATTATCGCGGCGCTGACCAAGCTGGCGCGGGTCTTTGCCCAGGTCTCCGCGATGCTGTTTGGCAAGAAGCAGACCGGCATGAGCGGGCAGGCCTCCGCACAAAAGGAGCTTGCGGCAACTGGCGGCGCGGCGGCCTCCTCCTCCGATCAGCTGGCGGACGCTTTGGACAAAACCGGAGAGGCAGCGAAAAAGGCCGGCAAGGAGATGAAGGGCGTGGTCGCGCCCTTTGACGAGTTCAACATCATTGCCAGCCAGACCGCCGGGAGCGCGGCAGGCGCGGCGGGCGGCATTGATGCCAGCATTCCGGACCTGGATATCCCGGATTATGAGAATGACGTTTCCGTGTTCGACGAGCTGGGGGCAACCATTTCTTCTCTGGGGGAACTGTTTGTCAAGACGCTGGACGAGATCCTGGCGGGTATGCCGGCCTTCCAGGCCGCGCTGCTGGAGTTCGCGGGCAGCTTCAACGAGTTCAACCGGCAGCTGTACGACGCGTTCACCTTTCCCGGTGTGCGGGAGCGGGTGGAGCAGCTGGGGCGCGAGCTGGCGGAGGCCTTCAACGCCCTGGTGCTGGCCATCGACTGGGAGCTGTGGGGACGGACCCTGGGAGCGGGACTGAACCTGGGCCTGCAATTCCTGACGGAGTTTATCTACACATTCGACTGGATTTCACTGGGCACAAAGCTGGCAGAGCTGATCAATGGGGTCGTGTATGAAGTCGATTGGACTGATTTTGGAAGGCTTCTATGGGCGCAGTTCAAGATCGGGCTTGAGACCTTCGCCGGGTTCTTTCTGGGGCTGGATATGCCGGCCCTGGCGGAAGCGGCCAGCAATACCGTAATGGGCTTTTTCGATTCCATGCAGGAAACGATTGCAGGCATTGACTGGGAAGGGATTGGACGGCAGATCGCGGAGTTTCTGAACAACATAGATTGGGTCGGGGTGATCGACTCCATTGCCGGCGCTCTGGAGGAGATGGTCCCTGCGGCCCTGGAGCTGATTGGCGGTTTCCTCGAAAATGCGGACCCAGATACGCTTCTGGCAGCGGCGGCGTTTTTTGGCTCAAAGCTCCTGGGCGGTTTATTGGAAAAGGTAGTTGGCCCGATCGCAAAAGAGGTCGGCTCCAATTTGCTCAAAAAAATTGCGGAAACGATTTCAAATTCCGGTATCAGCTCTCTTCTATCATCTATTAGCACCGCGATTGCCGGTATTGCACAGACACTTGCAGGCATAGGAGCAGTCATCGCAGGCGTTGTCCTGGCAGCCACAAGCTTTTTCGCTATGTGGAACGAGGGCTTCAGCTGGGCGAAAGAAGCGGTTATGCTGCTGGGGATCGCGCTGACTGCGGTAGGCGCGATCATTCTGGGCGCTCCAGCCCTGGCTGCAAGCGTAATTGCCGGAATTGTCGCGGTAGTTGCCACTCTGGCTGTTGTAATTCACGAACACTGGGAAGAAATCAAGGCCGTATTTCTTGGGGCTTTGGAGGCCATTCAGGAGGCGTGGAGCGCTGTTGGCGAGTGGTTTCACACAACCGTGATCGAGCCTGTCCAGCAGTTTTTCACCGAACTCTGGGAAAACATAAAACAACTGGCCTCCGATGCCTTGGAAGGGATTCAAGGCATCTGGAATGCCGTTTCAGAATGGTTCAGTACAACGGTAATCCAGCCTGTCACAGAGGGGTTCAAAGCCATGTGGGAAGGGGTCAAACAGCTTGCCGGAGACATCTGGGAAGGGATCAAGGGCATCTGGAATGCGGCCGGAGAGTGGTTCAAAACCAATGTGGCGGACCCGGTCGGCAGCGCGTTTGAAATTATGGGAAATTTTATCAAGAACATCTTCAACGGCGTCATTGGCGCGGTGGAGGGTTTGATAAACGGTGCGATCAAGGCAGTAAATTGGCTGATTTCACAGCTCAATAAAATCAAATTTGATGTTCCGGATTGGGTCCCTGGAATTGGCGGAAAGAACTTTGGTTTTAACATTCAGCAAGTATCCGAGGTAAAGCTTCCCCGTCTTGCCCAAGGCGCGGTCATCCCGCCCAACCGCCAGTTCGCGGCCATCCTGGGGGACCAGCGCAGCGGCATGAATCTGGAGGCTCCGGCGGCGCTCATCCGGCAGATGGTGACAGAGGGCATCCAGGCGGCGGGCGGCGGGGGCGGCGGCCAGCCCATCCAGGTGAACGTGATGCTGGACCGAAGAGTGATCGCCACCGCAATGGTGGACGAGATCAACAGCCGGACCCGGTCTGCGGGCCGGTCCCCCCTGCTGGGCTGAGAGGTGGAACATGCGGAACATATTGATCCTGGAGGGCGGCGTAAACGTCACCCCGTATATCAAGGCCCACGGCTACAGCTGGACCCGGAACACCCTGCACAGCGACCAGACCACCCGGACCAAGGACGGCACAGCCCGCGTGGTAAAGATCACGGACAAGGTAACGCTGGCCTTTGAACTGGGGGAGACTCCGGCAGAAAAGCTGAAGCAGTTCAACGACGTTCTGAAAAAACAGACCTTCCGGGCCACGTATTATGGCATTGAGGGCGAAAAAACGCTGGAGTTCTACTGCGCGTCCTTTACCACCGGCGCGTCCATTATCACGGACAACCATGAAATCTGGGAAAGCGCGTCTTTCTCCATGGTGGAGGTGTAGCCCATGCAGCAGACAAGCGCGCTCTGGAAGGAGCTGGTCCGGGACCGGAACACAGAAAGAGAGTACGCGTTTGACATCGATCGGGTGTGGTACGGTCCGGAGGCGGAGGTGAGCCATTCGGTGGACTACAGCCTGTTTGACCGCTTCGGTATCGGAAACGCCATGTCCGCCACCCTGCGCCTGGAGATCTGCGCCAGCGAGATCCCAAGGGGCGCGGTGATCAAGCGGCACGTGCGCCTGGTGAACGGCTCCCGGTCATCGGAGTGGCTGCCCAAGGGCGTGTTCTTTGTGAACAAGCGGACTCGTGACGAGGACTGCTGGACCATCGAGGCCTTCGACGCCATGCTCAAGGCGGACATCACCTGGACGCCCCGGCCCGGCTTCCGCTTCCCCTGCACCATGGAGCAGGCGGTGCAGGACATCGCTTTGAGTATGGACGTGGAGCTGGACGAACGGAACGTCTACCAGCCCTATGCCATGAACGCCTATCCGGAGGGGGAGTACACCCGCCGGGACGCACTGCGGGACATCGCCGCTGCTCACGGGGGGAACTGGTTTGTCAGCGACGCGGGGAAGCTGCGGCTGCTCCCCCTGATCTCCTTCCCGCCGGAGACGGATCACCTGGTTACAGAACACGGCGACGCTATCCTGTTCGGCGGGGTGAGGATCCTGGTCTAGCAGCAAAAAAGCCGTCCCCTCACGGGACGGCAGGAATTGACAAAACACGGCGCGTACTGTATGATTGGACGCAGAAGGACGCTGTTGCATAAAAAGGCGGTTGGCCCACCGAATACCCCTACGCAAATTCCTATAGGGGGGAGGTGGTAGCGGATGCGGAAAAAAAGATTCTCGCAGTATTGCGGTTTCTGGTATGTCTGGCAGTTTTGCTTTACATACTTTCCCCAAACGCGTGTTAGCCGCCCGGTCGGCACCCGGACGGCTAACGTAAGTTAGTTGCATATTCGGGTCAACCGCCTGCAGCAGCGCCCTTCTGATTTGATTATACGCACCCGCCTCCGTTTTGTCAAGATGGCAACGGAGGTGTTTTTTTGCCCGACAAATTCTATGTAGGCCTGGACGTGACTCAGGTGGAGGACAACGGCAAACGGCCTGCGGTCACTAGCGTCACGCTCCAGGTGGACGGGGACAACGTGGTATCCGCCGGGGCCTACTCCGGTACGGACCTCTACGCCATCTGCCCCTACGCCACCCAGGAGATGGCCGCCGCCATCCTGGTCATGGCCCAGGGCTATCAGTACCAGGCGTTTTCGGCGGACAGCGCCAACCTGGACCCGGCGGCGGAGCTGGGAGACGGGGTCAGCGTGGACGGGATTTACGGGGTGATCTCCGCCATCCGGGACAGCGGCGACGGCTACCCCGGCATTTCCGCCCCCGGCGAGGTGGAGCTGGAGGACGAATACCCGTACCGCAGCTCCGCTCAGCGGGAGTTTGCCAGCGATGTGGACAGCCTGCGGGCATTCATCACCAAAAGCTTGGGGGAGATGTCCCTGCAAATCACCACCCTGACGGGGCGGGTGGAAACGCTGGCCGAAACAGTGGACGCGATGTCCAGAAAAGTGACCGAGCTGGATTCCAGGGTCACTGCGTTGGGAGGTTAATTATGGCAGATAAAAACATCAGCGCACTGCCCCTTGCGCCGGATCTGTATGACGACTCCATGCTGGTTGTGGAGCAGCAGGGGCAGGCTATGAAGCTCAGCGGGGCCCAGTTCCGGGCCTTCGGCAGGCAGGCCGTCATTGAGGAGGTCCAGGACTATGTGGACCAGGCCCAGGCGGCGGCGGGCTCCATTGTAAACATGACGGTGGAGGCCAGGACCCTGGAGGACGGCCAGCCGGCCTCCGTGACCAAGACCGTGAAGGCCGGCAAGGTCCATCTGGACTTCGGCCTGCCGCGGGGGGCGCAGGGCGTGCCTGGCCCGGACGGTCCCGCTGGGCCAAGAGGTCCCAAGGGGGAACCAGGAGCAGGGCTGGAGATCGCCGGCCGCTACGACGCACCGGACCAGGTCCCGGACCCCCAGGAGGGCAAGAGCTATTACATCGGCACGCAGCCCCCCTACGACCTCTACACATACCTGGACGGCGCATGGGTCAACAATGGCCCGTTGTCCGGCGGCGGAGGCGGGGGCGGCCCCCTGCCGGAGAATGCCGTTACGGCGGAGGGCGGCGGCGAGCTGGTGATGGACGAGGCCCTGGGCAGCGCCCCCTTCCAGGTCATTTTTACCAGCGAAGAGGAGCCGCCCCTCACGGCCCAGGATGTGGCCTACGGCGCGGGCTCCACAGTCCAGGAGGCGCTGGAGGACCTTTTTACCTCTGTCAGTGACGGCAAGAAAGCGGTCGCGTCCGCCATTACTGACAAGGGAGTTCCCACAGCGCAGGACGCGGCCTTTGATACGATGGCGGAGAATATCCGGGCCATCCAAACCGGTACGGATACCTCTAACGCCACCGCCACCCCCGGAGACATCCTGGCCCCCAAAACCGCCTACACCGCCGCGGGCAGGGTGGAGGGCCTCATCCCAACCCTGCCCGCCCAGACCATCACCCCCGGCGTTCAAAACAAAACCATTGCCAACGGGCAGTACCTGGGCGGCACACAGACCATCCTCGGCGACGCCAACCTGACCCCCGCCAACATTCGCCAGGGCGTGCGCATCTTCGGGGTGGCAGGAAACATGACCAGCCAGTTCAACGCCACCCTCACGGTGAAGGCGGACACCGGCGCGGTGGTGACCGCCACACGCTCCGGCGGCGGGGAGGTCTCCGGACTGTCCACCAACGGCTCCGTCACCCTGGAGCTGCCTATGGAGGGGACCTGGACCGTTACCGCCGTCCGGGGCGTGACCCAGTACAACTCCGTGGTGGTCAATGTGACCTCCCGCTATAACGCGGAGCTGACGGCGGAGGTGCATATTGAGTTTTTCAGGGAGATAGAACGACTTTCTGATGCAAGATTCGCATTGTCGGCAGGCACTGTAGGGAACTATGCTGTATTCTGTGGAGGAATGGGAAGTTATATCGGCCTCGATTCATATCCAGCGTCACATGATACGGTAGATGTCTATGACAAGGAGTTAACTCGCAGGGACGGCGCAGCTTTAACTGTGGCAAGGAGCTATTTAGCAGGAGCAAGCAACGGCTCAAAGCTTCTGTTTGGAGGAGGCTGGCGTTGGACAAGCAATCAAAAAAGCGCCTTTTACAGTCAGGTGGACGTATACGACGCTTCGCTGACACATACGACCGCGGCAGAGTTAAGCATTGCCAGAGGGTATCTTGCGGCAGCTGCGATAAATGGCAATATACTCTTTGTAGGCGGCACTGACACGACCTCTATCTCCGATTTGGGTAAAAGTGTGGTGGATGCCTATGACACGAACCTCACAAGGACATCTCCGACAGTATCTGCCGGAACCGGACGACACGCTGGCGCTTCAAATGATGCATATGCTGTTTTTTCGGATAATGCGAACGGTGTCGTTACTGCGTATGACGCGAGCCTGACAAGAAAAATTGCTGCAAAGCTTGGCCAAGCTGGAGTAGATTCGGCTGTTCGAGCCGGAAATTACGTTGTATTCGTAAACGGCGAAAACATATATGCGTATGATCTTTTTCTTACCAGAGTAATCCCGGAAAAGCCAACAAACAACGCGCCTGGGAGAGTGTCAACCACATTAAAAAGCTTTGGCTTGTTTTTAGGGGGAATTAAGCATATAGACAATAAAGTAACCATGGGAAATACAGAACTCTAAATGAGCAAATCTGAAAAATAAACAAAGGCAAACCTCAGCGGAAGTGGTAAGATGTGGGATGACGAATCACCACAAGACCACAAACCCAAAGAGGAGTGCCTTATGGCAGACATTATAGCAGGCAGGAAAGCAATGAGCAAGTTTTTTTACCAGTACGGGTTTGGAGAAAAATTAAGCAGTGTACCGCAGAAGAGGCTAACGGAGATCATATGCGGCCTGGCTATGAAGGGGAACCAAAGCAGGACAACAGGTTTTGCCGAACTAAAACACGGTTTTCGGACCAGTTGACATGGTTGTCTACTGACATGCCACAAGATCAAAAATTAAGAATAATTGAAAAGCAATTATTTTCAATTTTTGCTGATCCCAGGAATTAATCTTAAAATTTGATGCTTTGGACCATCAAAAATTAAGATTAATTCAAAAATTTGCGCCAAAAATTAGGAATAAATCGAATTAAGTCAAATTACTATGTAATCGCCTTTTTTAATACGAACATGTTGTCTGCGGTTTGTGTCCATTTGTCTGTTGAAAGATGGCATATGTTTGGCGCTAGCGAAATTCAAATTCCGCAACTTTTTCCCTCATTTTACCCAAACGTCCAGTCAGAACTTTTTCGGGCAAAACCCTTTCAGAGATTGTTGTTACGGAGAATCCCCTCACCCACCCAACCACCACAACACTTCTCTTTCAGAGGGATTGCAGAGGGGGGATTTTGAGCGGGAACACGGTAAAGCCTGGAGCAATTCCCAAGCATTTCCCTCCCCAAGACCTCCCAAGCCCACTTCTGGGCTATTATTGGGGGAAGCATAAGGAGTACCTGTGAAAATGCTCTGAAAGAGAAAGTAATGGGTATTTTCCGGGCAGTTTTAAAGGGAATACATTGACGCTCACTCCGCAGGGGAAGATGGATGGAAACGCTGGAGAAGATGCTCGGGAAAGCAGTTTCGTCCGAAGATTGCTCTGAAAGGATGTAGATTCGGGACATTTTGCGGAGTAATTTGGGGGGCAAAGATGCTCCGTCCGAAGCTCACTCTGAAAGGGGGAAAGCGAGGGAGCGTTTCAGCTCAGGGTATGGCCGGTTCTCGGCAGCAGACAAACTATTGCAGATCTGGGGAGGCCGGCAAACGAGAAAAAACGAGTATTTCCTTTGCGGCAGTGCTGGCAAAGCAAACAGCGAACGCGCAGCGCTTCCGGAATGCAGGCTATCGCTGATCCGCAGCAACAACTCCCACATTGGCCGGTGCTTTTGTGCCTATGCCGGCCGCAAAAATACCCAGGTGACTTCGCACAGGCGTCACCATTTGTACCACACCCTGGGGGATGGGGGATTGTCTGGGAAGACACTTGAAAACGCGCCATTTCCATCTAAGAATACTCAGATAAAGCCAGAGCTATCTTTTGGCAACCTTGGGAGAAAACAGCGCCACGCTGGAAAACGCTCTGAACGAGGGGTGGGCGGGAGGTTGCCTGAGGAATCGCTGCTTTTGAGGTGTTTTTCAGGGAAATACTTCGTTCGTAGTCCACTCTGAAAGGGGGAAATTGCATGGGGAGATGCTTGAGAACAATCTATTACCCTCTGAAAATACCCTGAGAGTTAAAATTAGGGGGTGTTCTCTGAGTAGAGTTTTGGGAAAAATGGAAACAAAAAGAGGCCCATAGCAACGAATGCTATGAACCCCTTCGGGTGTCATTATTCGAGAGATCTTTGGTGCGTCTTATTTC